AAATCCAGAACCCACCGCGGCGGTCGGGTGTTCGTGATCGGTGTCGACACGATCAAAGACTCACTCCGGGCGGCGTTCGCGGTGAAGGACGCCAGTCTGCCGCGGCATATCGCCTTTGCCGCGGAGCTGGGCGAGGACTACTTCGAGCAGCTCTGCGCCGAGCGGCGGGTGATCAAGCGGAATACCCGCGGCGGCGCCGAGCGCATCTGGAAGCGCGTCTCCGGTGTCCGTAACGAAGCACTGGACTGTCTGGTGTACGCCACCGCGGCACTGGAAGGATTGAAGCAGTCGGGTCTAAAGCTGCAGGCAGCGATCCGAAAGGCCGACGACGTACCGTCGGTGGGAGCACCCGCAGCGTTGACGGCGCAGCGATTCGCGGATGCGCCGCCGCCGAGAGCACCGTCGACGGGCGCAGTCAGTCTGGCTGGGTGGGCCCGTGGGCGATGAGACCGACATCGTCCGCGACATCATCGACCGGTTCGTCTGCGCGGTGCCGGAGATTTCGGTCGAATGTGCGTACCGCATCGAGCAGGACGTTCGTGCCCGATGGGGCGGTGGCCATGTGTACATCGCTCGCGACCCGGATCGGCACGCCCGGCAGGAAGCGGTGGTTCATGCCTGGCGGAACGGAGTGCCGGTGCAGCAGGTCGTCACGTCGCTCGGCATCGATCGGTCCACCGTCTACCGACTATTGAGGAGAAAGTGACATGGCTGGTATCACACTGGAGCAAGCCGAAGCGCGCTTGCAGGACTATCTCAATGCCGAAGCCAAGGTGCTCGCGGGCCTGGTGGTCGAGATGAACGGCCGCCGCTTGACGTTGGCCGATCTAGCCGAGATCCAGCGTGGCATCGAGATCTGGAACCAGCGTGCGCAAATCGCGAAGTTGGAAGCCAACCGCCGCGGCCGCGCGTTCAACGTATCCCCGAGCTTCTGATGAATATCCTCGACAAAGCCATCTCCATCGTCTCGCCGTCCTGGGCGCTGGAACGCCAGCGGGCTCGGAATGCCCTCGCGTTCTACAACGGCTGGTCCGGTGCCTCGCTGACCCGACCCGCGTTGGCCGGCTGGCGCCCATCCGGTACCGACGCCGACGCGGATCTGATCTACGATCTGCCGATGTTGCGCTCACGAAGCCAGGATCTGTACCGCAACGCCCCGCTCGCCGGCGCCGCGATCAACTCGATGGCGACGCATGTCGTCGGAACCGGCCTGTCGCTCCAGCCGGCGATCGATGTTGAAGCACTGGGGTGGACCGACGAACAATCGGAGGCATGGAAAAAGACCCTGATGCGCCGCTGGCTGCGCTGGGCGGAATCGACCGATTGCGACATCACGCGGACACTGAATTTCTATCTGTTGCAGGATCTGGCATTCCGGTCGATGCTGCTGTCCGGCGATGCGTTCGGTCTGGTCGCGGGAGCATCAATCGACGGACGGGAACTGATCGCCGTGCAACTGATCGAGGCGGATCGCGTGTGCAACAAGGACAACCAGACGGATACATCCCAGTTCGTGTCTGGTGTGCAGATGGACCGCTATGGCGCGCCGGTGGCCTACCAAATCTGCCGCACCCATCCGGGATCGCAGGTGCAGGACGTGGGACCCACCGAGTGGGACGTGATTCCGGCCTACGGACAGACCGGGCGCCGGAACGTGATCCACCTTTTCGATCGGCTCAGACCCGGCCAGACTCGCGGCGTACCCGTACTGGCGCCGGTGATGGAGCATTTGAAGCAACTGCAGCGCTACACCGAGGCGGAACTGCAGTCGGCCGTCATTTCCGGCGCGTTCGCGATGTTCATCAAAATGGATCCCAATGCGTTCCAGGAGCTGTTCGGCGAATCCTCGGACGAGTACCTCGCCGCCGCGAAGTCATGGGACGGCACGTTCCCCTCGGGATCTCTGTCGGGACCCGGTAAGGCGGTCAACCTGCTACCGGGCGAATCGGTTGATTCGAGCAATCCCGGCCGGCCCAACAGCGCGTTCGATCCGTTCGTGCAGGCCATCGTTCGACAGATTGGTGCGCGCCTCGGTTTGCCATTCGAAGTCCTGATCAAGCATTTCACGTCCAGCTACTCGGCCAGCCGGGCGGCTTTGCTCGATGCCTGGCGAGTGTTCCGGGTTCGGCGGGAGATGCTGGCCGCGCAGTTCTGCCAGCCGATCTATGAGGAATGGCTGGGCTGGGAAGTGGCCAATGGGCGGATCACGGCGCCGGGGTTTTTCTCAAATCCGGATCTCCGTGCGGCCTATTGCTCCGCCAACTGGATCGGAGATGGACCCGGGAGCATCGATCCGGAGAAGGAAGTGCGGGCGGCCGAGAGGCGGGTAGCGATGGGGATTAGCACGCTGGCTGGGGAATCCATTCTGCACGACGGTGTCGATTGGGAAACCAAGCACGCGCAGCGAGTGAAGGAGGTGGCAATGAGGCGGGAAGCGGGGCTTGAAGATCCAGCACTGGATACCACCTCGCCGCCGGACCCGGGACTGCCAGAGCCGTGACGCCCTGGCGGCGAGCGCCTACGGCAAATCCATCGAGCCCTAGCCCTTTCTGCCAACCAAACCGAAAAAGAAGTCGCTGAGGCCGGAATCCGGGCGGGTGAGCGCGATCACGATCAACACCACGGCAGCCAGCAGTGCAAAGATGAAAGTGGCCACGATGTTGGTCCACACTGACGACCAGAATCCCGTGGCGGACTTGATGGCGTCCACGACGGAATTCTCGCGCGCGGCTTGTACAGCCTCCTGCACGCGATCTTCCGAGTATTGGTAAGCGAAGGTGAACAACACATCCCGATGCTTATCCGTCAGAGTCTGAATGAAGTGCGAACTCTGACAGGACGTCACGAAAGTCCGGATTTCTTCCGGCGTCGGTGGGCGATCTTCCCTTGTCTCGATGGCCCGGCAGAAATTCCGCTTGTGCAGCTTGTAGTCGGCGTAGGCAAGCATGCCGATCAAGCGATCAATCGAATCCTCCTCGTGCCGCAACACCAGGTTTTCGAACATCGCGTTGTAATCCGGGCCTGAGCACGGATCCGTCATGGTGCCGAGACATTACCGATGAGAATTTCTTCTTCAGCTTTGGCGTCGTAGGCCCGTCGTTTAGCACGCAGCACTTTGTGCATGATCTCCGATGCCCGTTCTGCATTGACCACGACGACCGTATTTCCAGTCGTGCGATAGGTGCGGTAGGTCTGAGGCGCCGTGTCTCCCTCTCGACTCATGATCACGACCGTGTTCTTGGTATGCAATGATTTGGCTTTGTTCATGTTTCGATCTCATCCCAACCATTGAGTCGGGACTGGTTCGGGGATATTCCGATATTCAGGGCCCATGCTAGGTGAACTAAAACGCTTGCGCAACCGTTCGGACCGCGTGGGGCTGCCACCCGGAATTAGTGGACATGTCCATTTTCTTTCGACCGCGCCAGATTAAGCTCCAGCAGTCGGCGCAAGACTTCCTGATCGGGCATGTCATGCGTGTAGTCATTCCAGCCATAGGCGTCGGCAACAGCCGCATCGAGAACCTTGTGCGCATGATCCAGCCACGCAGGTCGCTGGTTGTAGAGATTTGTCAGCGTGCGCTTTTTCAGATCCGTCTCGTGGCCTGGCTTCGGGATGATTCGGTCTGGGAAGCCCGGCACCACTTCCGGAATGCGGTCGGTCCACTCGGGCGGATTCAGCCAATTCTCGCGGAGTCGGTTCAGTTTGAAGGCGGCCTCGGCAATGGCACGCGCCAATGGCCGGCGAGCGGGGTCGGGTAGCACCGGCACCTGGGGGTGAATGCCTGGTTCGTTGGGCCGGATAGTTTCGTCGTCCAGAGCTCCTATCACAGGTACGTACCCCAGTTCTCGCTTCTCGGCATCACTCTTCGGTGCCGTATCCGCAGGCGTCAGTCCTTCGGGAAACGGAAAGGTTTCGAAGGTTGTAGTCGGGGTGTAACGCGGGTCATTACCCTTCCCCAGCCATGTACATGTTCCGAGTGCCCACAGCTCATGAAGCCGGGAATGTAGGATGCCGAAAGTGGTGTCGTCGGAGCGGGCAACGACCATAAGAGCATGATCGGGCACTACCGTCGCCGGTACCCAAACAAAAAGCCTATGCTTCGCCACAGCAGGTGTGGCTATGTAACGGGTAAGATCACGGACCGCATTCCTCATTCCTGGAATTGGCTCCGCAAACAGCCACCAGATATTCCGATATTTGTCACGCCTGGTCTTGTCCCTGATAGGCTTGACTTGAGCTAGGACATGGGCGAACGGCAACTCGTAAAGGGATGCATCCTCTCTTGCCATTGCTGTGCCGAAATCGACCACCCACTTGTCTTCCGGCCGGCGAGTTACGTCTATGGCATTTGCCCAGGGCTTCACCACGTCAGAATTTGGTCTGACATGGGGATTTGGCTGTTTCAGCCACGATCGGGCAGTCAATCCATCAACATCGAATCGACCCGCTTTCACGGTCGCATAAAAGCAGCAGGATTTGTTGCTGGCCAAACGCTTTGCACGAGTCAGGTCGGCACTACCACCTGTCAAATCGCTATTGATCTGCTCGACACCTGCCCCGTTTAGCTGGGATGGGGCGTCGAGAGAACCGAAGCATACGAGAGACACACGCACCGCAGCCCCTTCGTTCACCCACGGCTCATCGCTCCAGGCGTTGAAGATACGCCGGGACGCGCAGATGGCATCCAGAACTTTGCGGTTCGCGCCGCCACGGATGCTGTTGGTGGCCACCAGCCCGCCCCGATCCGCTGCGCCGGTTTCGATCTGCACCCGCGCCTTGTCGAACCAGTACGTCACGAGATCCGCGCCGCCCGGCACGCGGCCCTTGAATAGCCGGCGAATGCGGGTCACGTAGTCCTCGCCCAGCTCGCCGAGCATCTTCTTGTCGCCCAGGAACGGCGGATTTCCGACGATGGCATCGGCTTTCGGCCAATTGGCCTCCGTCCCGTCAGGGTTGATCAGGGCATCCCGCTGTTCGATGGTCTCTAGCGGACGCAGTATCGGGTTACGGTTCAGGCTGTAGCCATGCTTTAGCATCCATTGGATCTCGCCGATCCACACCGTCACGCGCGCCAGCTCGGCGGCATAGGGGTTAAGTTCAATCCCATGCACGCACTCCGGGCCGACGCTCGGGAACTGGCGAGCGAGCCCTAGGGCTTCAGCTTCCAGCATCACCCGATGCTCCAGATCCTTCAGCGTTTGCAGGGCCAGGTACAGAAAGTTTCCTGATCCGCACGCTGGATCGAGTATGCGAAATTTCTCAAGCCGATGCAGGAATCCTGCATAGATGCCATGTGCCGTCTTGCTCCACTCCTTTTCCTTTTCCCGCTTTTTCTTGTCCGTCTTAGCCACACTTTCTTTGCGGAGCAATTCGTTGATAGCTGCCTTGCAGGACTCCCATTCCGCGAGCAGCGGCTCTCGAATCACCGGATCGATCAGTCGCATGATCGACTGCCGGTCGGTGTAATGTGCACCAAGCTGCGACCGCTTGGCCGGATCAAGGCCACGTTCGAACAAAGTTCCGAAGATACTGGGCTCGATGGCACTCCAGTCCAACCGGGCCGCTTCCAGCAATGTCTGTATTTCTGGCTTCTCAAGCGGCAGTGTGTCGTCTCCATCGAACAGTCCGCCGTTGAACCAATCGATCACCTCGACACCGAACGGCCCGCCCCCGGCCATCGCATGGAATAGCCCCTGTAGTAGGAAGCTCAGGTGTTCCGGCGCCTTCAGTCCGTTTTCCAGCAAGCGCGTAAACAACTGCCGCGGTAGCAGTTCGACATCCTCGGCAAACAGACAGAAGAGCAGCTTGTTCAGGAAGTGTGCCACCCGCTGCGGATCATGTCCGCGCGCGCCGAGACTCTGCGCCAGGTCGGCAAACCGCCCCGCCGCTTCCTCGGTGAGTTCCGGAATGGTCTTGCCGGGCTTCAGCCGCTCCGGATCGGCAAAAGCCCAGCGAAGCCAGCGCAGTCGGTCGGGGTCCGCTAGGTCATCGAGGGAGAGCGTGTAGGTCATCGGGACCGCATTGGTGAACGCGGTATGGATGACGATCGACTCGATGTCGGAAACGATCAGGAGCGGCGGGGATTCGAGCGCCAGCGCGTAAAGCTGGAGTTGCTTCAGTGCCGCCTTTAGATCCTTGCCCTTGCCTTTGTACTCCCAGCCGAAAAAGCCCCTCCTCCAGACATCGGCCCAGCCGTCGCCACCACCGGCCTTGGTGGCGCCGCGCTCGAAGCAGTACCAGGTGCCTTTGGGGTCAGCCTCAGCAGGCGTGGGTTGCCCCAGCAGGTGGCATAGATCGATGAAATGTTCCTGGGATGCCGATTTCTCCTTGAGATCGGCCGCTTTCCATTTCGCGATGAAGGCTTCGGGGGTCATGGCTGCGAAGCGTGTGGCGGGTGGGAGAATCGCGCCGCGTGAAGACAATCCTGATGAGGCGGGTTTACGTTGCGCGGTCCAGTTCGATGCGAACATTGAAGTTGGCCCTTGCCGCGAGAGCCACCAGCTTGTCGATGCTGAACTTCTGCCACTTGCCGCGCACTAGATCAGACACTCGGTTCTGGGTGATACCCAGCACAGCGGCGGCTTCCGACTGCGTCATCCCGCGGTCGCGGACCCAGGACCCCAGTTGGTTCATCAGTTGAGCGCGCAACTGCAGCGAGGTCGTTTCCTCCGGCGGAAAACCGAGGTTCAGAAACAGGGTATCAGCAGCAACAACAACTTCATCATTCATCTTCGGGCGATTATCGGTGTGCTCCGGGGGGTCATACAAGTAATTGTATTGACCCGTCATCTGATACGCACTCCCGCCCGAGAGTAAGTATCAAGACCGCATCCACGCCTGCGGATTCTTCCCACCAGGCCCGGTTGAAACGCAATTAAGTGGCAGCTTTGCCCTAGTTTGCGACACCTCTGCTGGCCCATGCTCCGCGCATGGCCGAAACCCACCCGCGCGTAATCCGCGCCATCACCGCCGACCGCTGGGCAATCCAACAGGATGCGCTCGAACGCATTGTTGCCATTGCCCAAGGGCTCAATGACTCTCCGGAGTCTGTCGCAGCAAAGCTCGGACGTCCTCTCGACAACACACGCGCTGTAACCCGGCGCGGTGATGTGGCGATCGTGCCCGTCTCCGGGCCGATCTTCCGGTACGCCAACTTGTTCACCGAGGTTTCCGGCGCCACCTCGATCGAGAACCTGGCCCGTGATTTCCGGACTGCCGTGGATGATCCCTCCATCCGCGCGATCGTCCTGGAGATCGATTCGCCGGGTGGTCAGGTCGCCGGCGTGTCCGAGTTTGCCGAGCAGGTTCGGACCGCGACGGAGCAAAAGCAGGTGATCGCCTACGTGTCGGATTTGGGCGCTTCGGCCGCCTATTGGATCGCCAGCGCAGCGTCCGAAATCGTCGCTCGCGATACCGCGCGACTTGGCTCTATCGGGGTCGTCCTGCGCGCCGTCGGCGGCAACAAGGACGAGATCAAGTTCATCTCCAGCCAGTCCCCCAGCAAGCACGCGCCACCCGACTCCGATGTCGGTCGCGCTCAATACCAGGCCGAGGTCGACAAACTGGCCGACGTGTTCATTGCGGCTGTAGCCCAGTACCGCGGTGTTTCCATTGAGACCGTTACAAACGACTTCGGCCGGGGCGGCGTGCTGGTCGGCCAGGAGGCCAAGGATGCCAGGCTTGCCGACCGGCTTGGCAGTCTCGAATCGGTGATCGCCGATCTTCAATCAACTGACCCACGAGGTATCACCATGACGGTGAAGAATCCCGCCATGACCCGCGACGTTCTCGCCGCGGAACACCCCGATCTACTGACCTCGCTCTTAGAGGAAGGCCGGGCGCTCGGTCACGCCGCAGGGCTGGTAGAAGGCGCCGCCAACGAACGCAAGCGCATCCAGGACGTCGAGGCGCAACTGCTGCCGGGCCATGAGGCGCTGATCGAGACGTTGAAGTACGACGGCAAGACGACCGGCGCCGAAGCGGCGATCCAGATCGTGCGCGCGGAGAAGGACCTGGCCGCGAAGCGTCTATCTGACCTGCGCCAGGACCTGCCGAACCCGGTCAATCACGCCGAAGCGCCGCCGCCGGCCAAGCCGGATTCCAACGCACCATCCTGGTCGGACGTGATGCCCGGGCACGCGTAATCCATCACGCACAGAACATCGGAGACATCTGACATGACCACCACCACGTTTGCCGAAGGGAACTACACCGGCGAGTTTCTGGTGTCGGAAAGTCCGCAGCCGAACTACTCGCGCGAGGTCGTGACGCTCGCCGCCGGTCAGAATCTCGGGCCGGGCACGGTGCTCGGGAAGATCACCACCGGCAGCAGTGCGGCGGTCGCGGCGTTCGCACACAACGCGTCCGGCACCGGCACCATTGCCAGCGTCACCGTCTCCGCGGGCGCGAAGCCCGGCGCTTACAAGGTCGTGATGATCGAGCCTGGCAGCGGTGCCGGGACGTTTACGGTCGAGGACCCCGATGGTGTTGTTGTCGGTACCGGCGCCGTAGGGTCCGCATTCTCGGGCGGTGGCCTGGCGTTCACGGTCGCCGACGGCACCCCGGATTTCGTGGCCGGCGAGGGCTTCACCATTACGGTGGCGGCGGGAGCCGGTACTCACACCCAATTCAACCAGGATGCTGCCAACGGTTCACAGCACGCCGCAGGGATTCTGTACGGCGCGGTCGATGCCAGCGGCGGTGCGGCATCTGCTGTTGCCATCGTGCGCGACGCCATCGTCAACGGTGACCTGCTGGTCTGGCCGTCCGACATCGAGGCCGGTGAGAAGGCGGCGGCGATCGCCGAACTGAAAGCGCTCGGCATCCTGGTCCGGTAACGGCTGAACGCGACAAGAGGAATCACAGACATGGCCACACTCGACATTTTCAACGCGAAGCCGTTCCAGATGGTGGAGATGACCTCCGCGGTCAACGCCAATCCCTACCGTCCGGGTTTCCTCGGTTCGCTGAACCTGTTCACCCCGAAGCCGATCCCGACCACCGCGGCGATGATCGAGCTAAAGGACGGCACGCTCAACCTGATCCAGACCAGCCCACGTGGTGCGCCGATCGAGGAAGGGGCCAACGAGAAGCGCGACGTCTACTACCGCGAGACGGTGCGGATCGCCAAGGGCCATACCCTGCGCTCCGACGAGATCCAGAACGTCCGTCCGTTCGGTTCCGTTTCGGAACTGCAGTCGATGATGCAGATCGTTGCCGACCGACTGAACGGACCCACCGGGTTGATCGCCCAGGTCGAGTACACCTGGGAGCACATGCGCTTGGGAGCCATCCAGGGCATCGTCACCGATGCCAACGGCGACACGCTGGTCAACTGGTTCACCGTCTTGGGACAACAGGCGCCCTCCGAGATCGACTTCGATCTGGACAATGGTTCGCCCGTCTCTGGCGCGGTCCGCAAGAAGTGCAACGAGGTCGTCCGCGGCGTGCAGCGCGCTGTCGGCGGGCTGTGGCTGCCGGGTTCCAGCTACGTGCTCGGGCTATGCGGCGATGCGCTCTGGGATGACCTGACCGCCCACTCCGAGGTCCGGCAGACCTATCTGAACACCCAGGAGGCATCCGCCCTGCGCGGCGGCAACGCCTGGGGCTCGTTCACCTACGGCGGCATCACCTGGATGAACTACCGCGGGTCGGACGACGGTTCGACGGTCGCGATCGGAACCGACAAGGTCAAGTTCGTTCCGGTCAACGTGCCTGGACTGTTCGATGTTGCCCACTCGCCATCGGAGTCGATGCCGTTCGTGAACACGCCCGGCAAGCCGCTGTACTCGATGATCGTCCTAGACGAGCAGCGCCAGATGTGGGCACGTCCGGAGGTTTACAGCTACCCGCTGTTCATCTGCACGCGGCCGAAGGCACTGTTCAGCGGCAAGCGGACCTAAGCGGAGTGGCCCGTGACCTGGAGCGATGCGGTCGGCCACCTCAATGAGAGCGTGTTGGCCGCGTTCGGCCGGCCGGTCGCATTCGTCGGCGGCGGCGTCGAAACGACGGTCACCGCCGTGTTCGATGCTCCGCAACGTGCAGGCCAATCGCCGACCGAACACGCGTTTCTGCGCCCTGATTACCGGCTGACCGCCAAACGCGCGGACATTGCCGCGACCGGTGCCAAGGCGGGCGATGCCGTTGTCGTTGATGGTCGCACCTACTTCATCGCCGATTTGATCGATGACGGCGACGACATGACCGAAGTCGTGATCCGGCCAGGATAAACCATGGCGCGCGTCGAGATTCAGGGCATTGAGGAAGTACGCGAGGCATTCGGGCTGTTACCGCTGCAGCTGATGCGCGCGGCCAAGCGCACCTATTCGAAAGGCGCTTTGTACGCTCGGTCTCACCTGGTCAAGGAGATCGCTTCATCGATGCCGATGTTGCAGAAGGACCTCCGACGTGCCCGCGGTCGGGCGTTTACCGAGAGAACCGACGCCACCGTCTACCAAAAGGCATGGCTCGGTGTGAACGCCATCCCTGCCGGCTACCTGTCAGGAAAGCCCAAGGCCATCAATAGTGGCGTCCTGCTCGGGCCGCGGTTCTTTTACGGCAGCTTCTTGATGCCGTTCAAATCGGGACACATCGGGATCTTCCACCGCGAGAACGGCCAGATCGTCGAGACGACCGTGGAAGTCGGATCCCGGATGATCGGTGTCCAGGAGAAGGTGACCGACGAAACCACAAAAAAGCTGCAAGAGATCTTCGCGCAGGAAGTCCGATATGAGCTGAGTAAGACGTCATGACCGAGGGCAACACGGCGCTCCTGCAGGATTGGGATCTCAATGCTGGCATCGGGGGGATCTTCGACGCGGAGCGCCCGATCATCGAGCGGATTCGGTCCCAAATCCCCGCATTCAAGACGGTCGATTCCTCGTCACTGATAGCCGCTTCGACTTCGTTCACCGGCCTGCTTCCCGCCGCATTCGTCGAACCAGGCGACGGCAGCACCGATTCGCTGGAGGGCTACGGCGAGATCCAAGGCCGGCAAACCTGGGCGGTACTCGTGGTCGTGCCGCACTACAAGAAAGAGGCGGGCGACACCTCGGCCGCACGTCTGGCGGGACCTCTGGCCCTGGCGGTGATTCGAGCACTGCAGGGATGGTCTCCGGGAGACGGCTTCGAGCCGATGCTGTTCACCGGCCACATGGACCCGGTCTCCAGCGTCGGGTGGGCTCTGTTCGAACTTCGCTTCACGCTCGGCGTGAGCTTGACTACATCATGAGGTAACGCCATGTCGATTTCCGCCAATGCCCAGATCGAGTTCGAGGCCGGACAAACGCTCCATACCTTCCACGCGCTGAGCGACTCGGGCGACCACGTCACCCTGACATCGCCCCATGCACCCTGGTCGCGCTGTGCCGGATTTGCGCCGACGATCGCACCCGACGGCGTGAAGAACGGGGGCACGATCACGCCGGCCACGAGCGCGACCAACGACAAGGTCGACGTGGCGCAGTTGCTGGTTTCGCTCGCGGGCGTCGACGTCCCGGTGGCCACCGAGGCAGACGTCACCGTATCACGCGGACTTACTACCGACACGCACCGGATCACGTCGATTACCGTGACCAGCCTGGGTGCCATCGCCGCTGTCGCTGGCGTCGACGGCACCGCGTTTTCCGAGACGCGAGGCGCCGACGGGGGCCCGCCGTTCATTCCGGTGGGATCGGTGGAGGTGGGACAGGTGCGCACAACCAGCGTCACGGCCGCACCGATTCTGGCGACGGAAATCCTTCAGATTCACGGCCAGCACATGGAGCGCGCCGCTTTCCCGTCGTACGAAGTCAAGGCGCTCGATGGCGCTGTCGTGATGGCGGCGCCCCTGCCGTTGTCCCATACCGGCGGCGTCGCGAAGACGGTCTACGCGAAAGTCTACACCCCGGTGTTCCAGGCGGCCGCGCGGACGCTGGACTTCGTCCCGATCGAGCGGTCGTTTTCGTCCACGTCGCAGGAGTACTACGGGGGATCGACCGGCGGCCAGTCGGAGTCGATGGGCCAGGGCAAATTCACGGCGCTGCTCGATGACGGGCACACCGACTCGCTCATCGGGCAGGCTGGCAAGAACCTTCTGTTCCGATTCCGCCAGGATCGCAACCGTCTCCCCTACTCCCTGACCCAAGGCACGCTCGGGATCGCGCGCACATATCCAAAGTCCTCGCAGGTACAGGCGCAATGCACCATCACGGGCCAGGAGCCGACCAAGGATTTCGAGGGTTAAGCGATGCCGTTCGACGCCGAGCAATTCAATGCGACGAAGGCGACGCTTCGGACAGGGACGCGGACGATCGAGGCGCTCCGGGACTTTTTCGGGGGCGATCCGCCCGAGTTCCATCTACGCCAGCTGACCGGCGAGGAACTGGCGCAATGCCACGAGGCCGCCAAGATCAACCGGGACGTCACCGAGATCGTCGCCGGGCTTCTATCGGACGAATCACCCGAGCGCGTCGCGGCCGTCCTCGCGGCGATCGGCCGCAGCCGGTCGTCCGTTCCCGATGAGCACGCCAAGCGGATCGAGACGCTTCTACTCGGATGCGTATCGCCCAAGCTCGACCGCCCAACAGTCGTGAGGCTCGCGGAGCTGTTCCCGGTCGACTTTCTGATCCTCACCAACATGATCGGCGGACTGTCGGGCCAGGGGGCGATCCTGGGGGAGCCGAGCGACTCTGGAAAATCCCAGCCGTCCAAGTCGCGTGTGCCCTCGGCTGGAAATTCGGAAAACCGCTCTTTGAACTGATCCCCGAGTGGTTCCCCTACGGACGACTCACCGAACTGGAGATGCAAGTTTGGACGAAGTACGCGCAGTCGATAAAACCATCGTGCGGGTGACCGTCAACGTCTATGCCGGCGGCGATCCGGCGGCCGGGCGCAAGCTCGACCAAATCATCGCCACCCTTAAACCCCTACTACGAGGATACATTGCCATGTCGGAAGAACTAGACACCCTGGTCGAACGCGTCTCCAGCATCGAAACCGTCGGTGATTCGGCGATCGTGCTGCTCAATGAGCTGAAAGGGAAACTGGACGAGGCGATCGCGACCGACGATAAGGCCGCGTTGCAGGCGTTGTCGGATCGCCTGGGCGCGCAGACGCAGGAACTGGCCGACGCCATCACGGCGAATACGCCGGCCGCGGAATAAGGAAGCGCCGCAGGGCGCGAGGCGGGATCGATGAACGAGTTCGACGAACTGGGCCGTACGCGCGAGTCGTGGATCTTCATCGGCCTCGCGCTTTGGGGCGGCCTATGTCACTACCTCGGCGGCGTACGGTCGCGCAAACGGCCGTTGTCGCTGTTCGAACTGGCCGGCGATCTCGTTTATGCCGGCTTCGCCGGTGTGATCGCCATCGCCTTCGCCAAAAACTTCGGCTTGAACGACTGGCAGACCGGACTGTTTGCGGGGATATCCGGTCACATGGGCTCGCGGTCCATTTTCCTGTTCGAGCGGTGGCTAAAGGAAAAGCTGAAGCTCGACGATCCGGGGGTTTAGATGGCCGACCAGAATCTCGCCGTTGCGATCATCTTCAACGCCGTCGACAACCTCGGCTCGACGCTGAAGGATATCGACTCGGACTTCGCCAGGCTGTCGGGGCGCGTCGAGGCGTTCGCCGAGCCGTTCGCCAGCTTCACCGACTCGCTGCTGAAGGCCGAGGCGGCCCTCGCGGCCGTCGGCGTGGCGATGGTCGCGATATCGGTCGACAAGGCCGGGAAGTTCTCCGACTCGGTCAAGGAGATCGGCACCCTGTTTGGCGGCACGTCCGAGCAGGTCGGGAGGTTCGGAACCGAAATCGAGAACTACGCCGCCACGTCGACGCAGTCCATCGAGTCGATCAACGGCGCCATCTACGAGGCGATCTCGTCCGGGGTGAAGTACGAGGACTCGATCGCGTTCGTGTCGGAGGCCGAAAAGCTCGCAGTCGCGGGCCGTGCCGATCTGACCGAGGTGACCAATGTCTTGACCGGCACACTCAACGCTTACGGCGCGGCGACCGGCGAGGCCGCCAACTACACCGACGACCTGCTGACCGCGGTGAACCTCGGCAAGACAACGGTGCCCGAGTTGGCGCAGTCGCTGTCCCAAGTCACCCCGATCGCGTCCGCCGCCGGGGTTCCGTTCGGCGATCTCTCGGCGGCGATCGCGGCCGTCACGGCGGCCGGCGTACCGACGTCGGAGGCGATGACCAAGATTCGAGGCGTGATCGAGACGTTCATCTCGCCCTCGAAGGCTGCCTCCGAGGCGGCGAACAACCTCGGCATTTCCCTCGATACCACCACCCTCAAGTCGCTCGGCATGGACGGGGCGCTCCGCAAGATTTACGAGGCGACCGGAGGCACGACCGAGGGACTCTCAAAAATCTTCACCTCGACCGAGGCGCTGCAGGGCGCATTGATCCTGGGCGCCGACAAGACCGGGTTGTTTTCCGACGCGCTCAGGCAGATGGGCGAGAACACCGGGACGACGGAAAAAGCCTTCACCGCGATGTCGGAAAACTACGATGTCGCGATCCAGCGGATGTCGAACGCGGCCGATATCGCCGCCATCAAGTTCGGCAAGCCGCTGCTCGATGAGTTCGGCGGCGTATCCGCTGCAATCGGCGACATCTTCAACGCCATCGGCACAGGCATCGACGCGGGCGCGTTCGACCCGATCCTGAACGCCTTGCAGTCGTTCGGCGCGACGGCCGCGGAAACGCTCGCCGGTATCGCCAACAACCTGCCGGAGGCGCTCGAGCAGCTGGATTTCTCCGAGTTGCTCCGGGCGTTCTCTGATCTCGGCGACGAGGCCGGCACCCTTTTCAAGGACCTATTCGGCGACATCGACCTCGACACCCCGGAGGGGTTGGCCGAGGCGTTGCAAAAGGTGGTCGACATCGTCACCGGACTGATCGACGTGACGCGAGGGATCGCCGAGCAGTTCGAGCCGCTGTTCCAGGCGATGGGATCATTGGCCGATCGATCCGGCGAGGCCGGAGAGGAGGCCAACGTCATGGCCGGCAAGTTCCTCGGGTCGATGAAGATGATCGCCGACTTCGGACTGGCGATCGGCGGGCTAGCCACCGCGTTTCAGGATTCTGGCACCAACATCCGTGGATTCGTCGACGACGTGATGGACGTTGCCGATGGCCTGTTCAACGGGTTCCAGGCAGTGTTCGATTCGATCATGGGCGTGCTTGGGACGTTCGTGAAGGACTTCGTCGGCGTAATCGACGCGATGACGCTCGGCGCATTCCACGACCGTCTGTCCGAGATCGGTGGCAACCTCGACACCATCATCGCGGACTTTGCCGACAGCGCAGCCAGGAACGGTGGCGAAGCGATCGACGCGTTCAAGAAGATCGGCGACTCGTTCGACGAAATCGGCGATGCCGACGCCCAGCAGCAGATGAAGGACTCGGCCGCAGCGCTGGAGAAGATCGGCTTCGAGGCGGACAAGACGGCCGAGCAAACCGGCAAGTTCGAGCCGATCGACCTGGGCGACCTTGACCCCGTCGCGGAGGCGATGAAGCGTCTCGGGATGTCGGCGACGGAAACGGCCGCCGCAACCGAAAAGATGACCGGCGCCGCCCAGACCGTCAGCACCGAATGGGCGACGGCCGAGGATCGGGCACGCGGCTACAAGGTGGTGATGGACGAGATGGGGCGCGTCTCGTTCGTGCAGGTCGGATCGGCCGCGGCCTCCTCCGCCAAGTCGGTCGATGAACAGGGCAAGGCGATGGACGAGGCGGCGAAGAAAGCCGAGAAGGCGCAGGAGGCAGCCGCCAAGTACGCCCTCGAAATGGAAAAGCTCGCCAGCAACGAGCGCATCAAATTCATCGAGGCGACGGTGCAGCTCAACATCGCCGAACTCGAATCCCAGACCGAGCAGGTCAAGGCGGCGTTCTCCTCGATCGACAACACGGTCAACTCGACCGGCGACCTCATCAATAACCTGTTCGGCAAGCTGCAAGGGACTGACTCGCTCTCCGAGAAGTTCGACATCATGGCGATGATCAGCCGGGAGGAAGATCGCCGGCAGAAGGCGCTCGACCTGCAGGAGAAGTTGATCCAGGCGCAGATCGACTACATGGAGAAGCGATCCGCGGCCCTTGGTAAGGGTGACGCGCTAGTCAAGATCGACGCCGCCGGATTGGAACAGCCCCTGGAGCAGATCTGGATGGAGATCATGCGCAAGATCCAGATCAAGGCCTCCGAGGAAGGGCTCGAAATGCTGCTGGGGGCGATGGGCTGATGTTTTCCGTCGTCATCGCATCCAGCGTTTTCGATCCCCTCGGGTACGTAGCGCTCGAGGTCAAGCCGGACTCCGAGATCGGTACGATCTCCCGGCGGATCACCCGCACCGCGACCCTCGATGGGGGCGCAACGATCGAGGACAACGGCTACGCGCCGGCCGACGCCACCATCAACCTGACCGTCCGGCTGGTGTCCGTCGAATACGAAAACCTGCTCGTGCGCCTCGTGAAGCTCTACCCGTTCCTCGTTCTGTCGACCCGCTACGGCGCGTTCCTTGGCGCCGTCGATTACTTCAAGCCGTCCGGCGCGACGGGCGCCCTACGGTTCCTCGTCACCCAGCAATTGAGCCTTTAGGAGGCAACGATGGCCGCCAACAATCTCGCTTACTTGGAGCTTCGCCTGTCCGGCGGATCGTCCAACGCCGACCCGAACGCATCCCTCGGAGGCGTCCGCTCGTCCAACCGGATCCTGTCCAAGTCGGCGACCGGCATCAGCAACATCACCGGAGTGACCATCGACGACGCGCCTGGGTCAGCCGATGGCGCCGGAACGCTCGCGTTCGTCGCGTCCGGCAAGACGCTGACGTGGACCCCGAACGGCGGATCGGCCGGCGCCGCGGTCGCGTTGTCCGGCGACGGTAGGTATGCGATCCCCGGGTCGGCCGGGTTCCTGTTCGTCACCGTGGTCGACGCCAGTCTCCCCGGCACCAACCAGTCCGACACGATCACCGTCACGCAGCTTGCCAACCAGCTCTTCGACGACATTACCAAGACCGAGTCCTATGCGGGCGACATCGAGTACCGTTGCTTCTACGTCTACAACGCACACCCCACCGATCCGTTCGTCGGGGCGAAGATTTACATCAGCCAACAGACGACCGGCGCCGACGACATCGCGATTGGCAAGGACCCGGCCGGCGTCGGCGACGGCTCGACCTCGGGGGTCGCCACGACGATTGCGAACGAGGGCACCGCGCCGAGCGGCGTCACGTTCTCGGCGCCATCGGCGATCGGATCGGCGCTCAGTATCGGGCAGCTCAACGCCGGGCAGTCCCACGCGATCTGGGAAAAGCGGAACGTCCCGGCCGCGACCGTCACGTCAACCACCAACAATCTGTCGGCGCTGACCATCAACGCCGGCTACTAAGTCCGCCATGCCCTCGAACGACCCGCACTTCGCGAACGTCGCGGTGCTGCTGCACATGGACGATCTCGCCCTGTCCGATGTGAAGGGGCACACCGCATCAAAGAATTACACCGTCGCGCGATCCGCGCAGCAGTCGAAGTGGGGCGGATATTCGGCACTGTTCAACGGCGGTTACCTGAACCTCGCCGCATCAAGCGAGTGGTTCTTCGGGACGGGCGCCTTCACGATCGAGTGCTGGGTCTACATCACGGCTAATTCCGATCTCGACGGTTCGAATTTCCGGAACGCGCAACTGTGGACCAACATGTCCACGAGCTACGGGGGGTTCGGGTTTCAGATCGTCGGCAACGCATCGACAACCGGGACCGGGATCGGCTGGGAGGACAAGTACGGGGGCTCGAATATCGGGGCCAGTTGGGCCACGACCATTTCTCAGAACGCATGGCACCATGTCGCGGTGTGTCGCGAGGCGGCCGGCGCCAATCTCTACCTGTGCCTGGACGGTACGGTGCAGACGTCGGCGATAACCGGGGGCGGCTCACGGTCGCTGGGGTCGTCCGCCTACGCAGCGCAGATCGGGGGGCAACCCAACGTCACTAATTGGTTCCGGTACCTGCGAGGCCACATCGAGGACTTTCGAATCACCAAGGGGGTCGCTCGGTACACAGCAAACTACACCCCACCTGCAGCGCCCTTCCCCGACTATGGGCGATTTGTCGCCGGCACCCTGACCGAGGACACGCCCCACACGGAATTCCGGGTGAGGGCCTTCCGGCTTGATACCGGCGCACTGCTCAACGAGGTGATCGCGACGGGGTCCGCCTACGAGGTGCCATGCTGCCCAGTCCCGGGCCGAGTCGATTTCACCGGGCCCGTCATCGTCGTGGCTCACCCTCGGATGGGGATGCAATGGACCGCCCGCACCCAAAAGTTCGTGGGTGATTACGTCGTACCGACGAGCCCGGCCGATACCCCCTATGTCTACAAATGCACCTCCGTCGGGCTCACGGATTTGTATTCGGCGAGCGTCAAGGTTCTCTGCCATTTCGAGGGCACCGACGACTCGACCACGGGCTTTATCGACGAAACCGGGCGGACCATGACGCCGTCAGGGAACGTGAAGCACGAAAACACGCAGAAGAAGTTCGGATCGACGGCCGCCTATTTCGACGGGACCGGCGACTACATATCGTGGTCGACCGGCGACGATTCGTTCGCGTTCGGCGGCGACTTCACGGTCGAATGCTGGGTCTACTTCACCGCGTCGCGGGCGCACACGATCTTCGACCAACGCGCCTCGGCGTCCGCAACCGGGTTCGTCCTAGCGACCGATTCTAGCCCGACTTTCGCTATTCGAGCCTTTGGGCGAGCGAACCCCTTGATTTTTCTGATAGTGGGTTCAGAAGGTCGGCACTACAAGGAGGTGATGGCTGCGCCGGCGACCGATGGTGTGGCGGA